CCTAAACTGTGCTCTGAACGCTTTAATTTTTGCATTGAATGATTCTGCAAATGCATTTGTTTCCCTGTTAACGAAATAGTTTAGTATTGTCTCATAATAGTTCTGCATGGTATTTGTTACGGTTCTGAAACATCCGTATCCAAGCTTTTCTATTTTATTGTACCACAAGGCAAGCTTTCCACGTGCCACATCCTTGTTATAGTGCTTATTATACACATTGGTCAACTCTATGGCTAAGTCGTAAACTGATTTCAATTCCGGATAATGTTCGAATATGATTTCCGCACGTATTCTTTGGGATTCAGTCCATTTACTAAAATGCTTGACAAGTACATGCTTAGCCCTTGCCAGCAGCTGCTTACGGGTATCGCCATTGGTATACCGAAACGGAACATACTCTATATCTTGCTCTCTGCACCGCTGAATTTCATCGTTCTCTAAATCCCGTGCCATCCAGCGATAAGTAATCCTGAGCTCATCAATTGCCTCATAAAAGAGCTTCTGTACATGAAACCGGTCATTTGTCATAGTGGCGTTTGGGAAAGCCGTCCGGACAATCCGCATCATGGTCGGCGAAAGGTCCAAAGTGACCTCTTTGACTGTCTTGCGCTTGGAGACATGAATCATTTCAAGCACCTTTATGACGTCTTCAGGCTTCGTGCCACGTATCATGGCCACAAGTGTACCTTTGCCACCACGTCCCGCACGGTTAGTGACAACAGTATATAATTCTCCGCAGCTCAAAGAAGTCTCGTCAATACAAAGGCTAGGACCTATGTTCTGTTTGAACAGGACATATTCTGAGGCATGATCTAACTGGTCCCACTGTCTGTATGCGCTGATAAACCCC